GACTTGTGGATAAGTGGACGTTACGGTCTTAACGGCTATGCCGGTGTACTGCTGCTGGTTAATCATTTTGATGCCATACGACACGCCATTAGGCGCTTTAAAGTATGTAGCATCGTCTACCAAGACAGGACGCAACCCAATGAAGTCACCTGATGGGCCAAGCGTGCGGCTAATAAAGCCAGAAGGCCAGGTAAAAACTTGATCTTGGGTAACAAATACAGACAAACGCTCGGTATTCCACGAGTCAATCATCTGATTGAGCGCCATTAAAGCGTCTTGAGACATTGCAGCAGACGGCGTTTCACCTTCAGCGAGAATGCCAAGCAATCGAAGTGTTCGATTTATTTGTTCGCCAGCGGTGTACGTTGTCATGCTCAGACTCCTTGAATTTCACCTTTGCGGGTGTATTTTCGTTTCGCAACAAGTGTGTTGGCCGTTACTTCAGAGTCTGAAGGCGTATCGGGATTGTAGCGCACCCAACCGTTTTGTTCATCTGCTTCTGCCTCTAACTCCATCGTTGCAACTTTAGCGCCGTGAAGGATGTGCGTAAGGTAAATGACCGCCATTATTGCTCCGTTGGTTCAGGCGCTTCAATCGGGGTACTTAACATACGATATGCGGAAATTGAGGCTTGAGCTTGAAGCAAAAAAGTACGAGCTTTTTCTGCCTCTCGCTCAAGTTCCTCAATCTCACAAACCAACAATTCCTTGGTAATTTGCATTACTGGTCAGAAACCATAATGTAGTAAGCCGTACCAGCGCTATCTACAATTTTGATTTTATGACTTAACGCAGCGCTACCTTTAACAGCCACCATTGCAGCAGGGACGTTAAACAAGTTGGCAATCGTACCCGTACCGCTGTTGGTAAAGCGAATAAATGAAGCATTCGTCCAAGTGCCACCCGAGGCAAAGTTAGAGTCAGCTTGAATAGCTGCAATCGTACCGCCGGGGTTTGTAGATGTGCCGCCCAAAGTAGCGCGAAGAGCGTTACCTGCACCAGAGATAGTGCCAGAGCCATTGATGCTCAAGCTGATGTGAGCACCGTTAACAGTACCGCCAGTAGCTGCGCCAGCGCCTGTGACTTGAGTCAAAGCACGGTAAGTTTCGCCAGAGCCAGTTGATGTAAAAGCCAAACGCTGATAAGACAGACGTGTGTCGCCAGTAGCAGCAGATGTCGTAACGTACGATTCCGATACATTGGTAGCGGTAGTCTCAACGATAGGGGAAGAAGCTGTTCCGGTAATGAAGCCATTGTTAGATATGACTGGGCCGGAGAACGTGGTATTTGCCATGATGTTTCCTTACATACAAGTAGAGTGCATTAGTCTGTATGTCGTCAGCCGGGACTGTCTAATGCACCGGATAACCCCGGGTTGAAAGCAATATACAACAAAAGAAAAGGGGGCACAAGCCCCCTTCAAATATTTCCTAAGAAATATTAAGCGCCGGTAGAACCGTACATGCCCAGAGGGTCAGACCAGCCGAAGCTGTAACGCTCACGAGACTTGTAACGGACGTTACCTGTGTCGAAGTCGCCGTCCATAGACTGGGCCAAAGGCGAACGCACAAAGTGCTTCATGCCGTTAGGTACGTCTGTAGTCAGGAACCAAGCATTGGTATCAGTCAAGAAGTGGTTAATGGTATATCCACCGGGGATAGAACCATTGTTCTTCAAGGCGTTGATATCGTTGTCAGCAGTAGACACGCGCAATTCAGTCTCAAGCAAACGAGTTGCCGTGAACTGAAGTGCAGGTGGAACCACCAACTTGTTAGGCTTGGCAGCGATCAACAGGCCACGCTCATCTGTCCACAAGCTGATCTGAATAACAGCGTTTTCCAACGATGTTTCGTTCAAGTCAGCAGGGGTAGATGGGATGTTACTGTTAGTACCACCAGACACCAAGGGGTGTGATGCGCTAAACAAAGCAACACCGTCACCACCAGCGTAAGCATTGCTGAAGCCGTTATTCAAAACAGCGGCAGCTTTAACTTGCTTGGTGTAAGCCATAGCGCGGGCCAAAGCCTTCGTATAACGAGCAGACAGTGAGTCATACAAGTTATCTTCGATAGCTTCTTCAGTCAAGCTGAAGCCCAAAGCGATGGTTTCGTGGTTGTATCGGGCAGTCCATGCTTCCTGCGCATTGTCATAAGCGATGGCAGAACCCTCGTTTTTGACAGGTGCAGCAGAGAAGCCAGACAGCTTGGTCTCTTCTTCAAAGCTACGCTCTGATGTCTCAGTTTCGTAGATTTCTTTGTGCTCTTCGCCGTACTTGGCATACTCCAGACCGAACAAAGCGTTCAGACCGGGCAAGAGTTCTTTAAGTAGTTGTGCGCGTGAAATAGCCATGATTTAGCTCCTTATTAGGCCGTAGCGGTTGCTGCGTAATACTCGTGCTGACCAAAGTTCAACTTAACCAGAAGTTCTGGGAATTGGTTGAACACCAATGTAGAGCCTGAAGCGAATGCGGCGATGGGGGCTTGGTTCAAAACGAACGAAGTTGCACCAGCAGCGGCAGCTGTATCTACAAAAGAGCCAGAGGGGATGTATTGACCGTTAGCGGCCAACGAACCCACATCAGTACCAACGGGCAGAGCGAAAGGCAGAGCCGAGCAGGTAACGGTAGCGGTCGAGATGCTGGAGTACGTGGCGGTGCCAAGCGAAACAACAGTATCAGGAACCAAACCGAGTACACGGATAGGCAAAGCGTCGGTCGTAGCGGGAGTGTTGTCAGGAGCCAACAGCGCGTTACGAGAGTCACCAGTGTTCAGGTTACCCGCGTTGTTGATCATGGCCAAGTTTTGGCCGATCATGGCACGAGCGCCAGATGCAACGGTGGTACCGGACGAGCAGATCACAGCCTTAAAGACCGTATCTGGATCGTCGCAAACGACTGCCATAGCGTCGCCCGCGAGGGTGCCAGAAGGCCAGAACTGCGAGAACTGCTTTTGCTTGGTGACGGGGTTCGTGAACGAGCAACCCAAGAACACACCGGCGACAGTACCGAGAGTGCCAGTAGACACGGTCAAACGAGCGAGGTTGCCACGGGACAAACCAACGATGTCACCATAGCAAATATCGGTCGAGTAACCGTAGGGGATCGCATATTCACGGGTAGAACCTGCGAATACTTGACCACCGATCAGATTGATCGGCTTTAGGCCGTAAGGGGCCGCGATTTCGGGATAAGCCATTTAAGACTCCTTCAAAGATTTTTAAGCACCTTTGCCAAAGCTCGTCGAAGATTTACGCTCTTGGAAGAGCGGCATCCGCGCATCGCTTTGACGCATGAAGCTATTGTCTACAGCATCTGTCTGAGCCTGTGTTTGTTTAGCGAAATGGTCGTTTCGCTGTTGCACAAATTCAGTAGGTGTCTTGCAGAGCAACAACCCGCCAACCTCAATATTGTCTTTAAAACGGCTATTGGGGTCAGCTAACAGTCGGAATTTGGGTTGTTCTTCGACGGGGACTGGCTCCCAACCTTCGCGGAGTTTGGCCGAGAGGTTACGTGGGTCAGCGTTGTTCATCGTCGAAACACGAATCCAGCGGTAGTTGTATCCGGGCTGCTTGTCTGGCTCGGGCAACAGTTCAGGTTGCGCCCACTGCTTAGGACGTTCCTGTACCGCACGTGTGGTCAACTCGCGTGTGAGTTTGTTGTCTTTGATATCAGCCATTACGGGCCTCCAATTCAAGTTGTGCCTTCACATATTGCTCGGGCGTTAAACCCAGTTTTCGGGCTAGGTTTACTTGGCTTTGCTTTAGCCTGACCTTATTAGGAGCCGTGCTACGAACTGCCGGGGCGACTACAGTACCTGCTCTTGTACGGGTCTGCTGTCTATTGTCTTCCTGTTCCTCGAAACTTTCGGGGAACCGTTTGCGCATTGTTTTGTCCAATTCGCGGTAATACTCATCAGAACCAACCTCCACACCATTGTCTCTCAGGTCTTCGTGTAAACCTAGAGCAAAGGCCGTCATGCTCCGATTCTGTCCAAACCAGCTATTACGCTTTTGCCACGCTACAGCTTTGTTGTCAGGTTCAGGCACATACGGTGCAGGTTGATACTGCACAGGTTGCTGTTGTACAGGAGTTTCTTCCTCTTGTAAAGAGGGCATGCGGAAGTTTTTAACCTGCATCATTTTGAGGTTAGCGACCTGCAAAGCCTGCTGGGCTTCCAGCACCTTGTCAGAGTCACCCGCCTCATACGCTTCCTTATAGGCGCGTTGAGCCATCTTCAGTTCCATATCAGCATTGCTCTGAATGGTGGAGACGTACTCTTTCTCGCCGCTGGTCAGGATGCCCTTGATGCGCTTGTTCTCTTCCAACAGGCGCTGGGCCAAGGTGACAGCTTCTTGCTGTTCACGCAGGGCGGACTCTTTCTCACGGCGCTCATCGTGCCAAACCTTGCGCATCTGCTTGAGTTTGGTCTTAACGTTGTCGTCGTACTGATCCAGTTCGTCCTTCTCCAACTCCTCAACGAGAGGTTTGGGCAGGGGCTGACGGCCACGGTCTTCAGCGGGGGCGTCGTCTTCGATCTCGATTTCGATCTCAGGTTCCGCGTCTTGTACGGGTTTACCCTTATCTTCGATCTCGTCTGGGAATTTGTAGGATGTGTTGTCGTCTAAAGGCATTTTGTGCTCCTTTATTTACGTTTGATACCACGTGGGTCGTCTACGACGGCCTCAACGGTATCGTCATTGATGATGCGGAACTCACGGCCATGAATGACCAAACGAGTGCCTGAATGTGGGCGAACAAGGACGAAATCACCCTGCTTACACCACGGTCCGGTGGGAAACTTAACTGGGTCGTTGTAGCAGTCCGGCCCCATATCAACAACAAACAAGACCGTTGTGAGGGTCTCTTCGTTGCGCATGGTCTCATCTGCTTTGATCAAACCCACTTCACTGTCCTCAAACTCTTTCTCCGCCTCGGGGATGGCGCAAAGAATCCGATAGCCCGAAGGCTTGGGCAGTTGTTTGCCTTTTTCCTCTGCGGTTGCAGCAAAGTTATAGGCTCCCACGACTTGTGGGTTGTTGGCGTCTGTAGCCAACAGGATGGAACTAGTCATCCGAGTTCTCCATTCGTTGTTTCAGGTCTAGGGTGTAT